TAAGCGTCGATGCCCTCGATCATGAGGACCCAACGGTTCTTGCGCTTTGGTTCAAACTTCGCGGGAAGCATCGATGATACGTCAAGTGTTTCTGCGGCCATGTTTCTATTCTCCTATATCGCCTTTTCTAAGTATGTGTGAATTTCAAAAATATTACTACAAATTACGTGCCTTATCGTCTCAGATGAACGCCAGAATAATGGATTTAATCAGCCTGTTTAAACCATCTCTAATAAATCTCATGTTATTCTGGCGTTCTCCTTGTGTGACTAACCTATCACTCTTGGATATTGTTGGTCACCACGAAGTCGAGTGAGACGAACTCGATGCTCTTTGTGGGCTGGACGAAGATCTTACCACGTAGAGTGTTGTTGAGGATGTCGTCTTGAGTCGTGGTGGACGAATCGATGACCACCTTGAATCTCTCGAGACCTGCGAGTGCCTGGATTCTCTGGAGACGTGGTGTGACCGCAGCAGAGAATCGGGCCAGCGTAGCTTCGCGGTTAGGTTCGAAGATGATCGTGTTGGCGATCTCTCGAACTTGGCGTCGGATCTCGATGAGGAGTCTTCTCACGTTGACTCTGTCGAGAGCTGATGCTGCCAATTGCAGCGTCTTCTGACCCCAGACCACGAGACCAGAGGTGGGATTGGTTCCGCTTCTGGGTGCACCTGGGTAGGCGAGAAGAGGATTGATGCTGTTGTCGTACAGGTTATCCAGCTCCACTTGGTTGAGTTTGACGCGAGCTTCGAGAGCGTCTTGTGGAAGAGCGCCTCGTGTGAAGCCGGCTGGTGCGAACCATGGATGACCCACTGCATCGTTCAGCGCCAACGCGCCGAGGACCACGACTGAGGGTGGAACTTGCAAGTTGACACCGATTGGATCACGGTACAGAACGTCTGGGAAGTAAGCAGCTGCGAATGAGCTGTCAAGCGATCTGTCCTTGAACGTGTTGAGGGTATTGGTGACTGATGGTAGACCAGCATCTGTTCTGATATTTTCACCATCCTCATCTTGCTGTTCAATGTCCATGATGTAGAGAGCATCAAATCTCTCTTCAGTGGCATTGATCGCAGTGTTTGAGACCAGCGGTTCACGGATGCCAGGGATTGCCAGAAGCTGAATGTCGACGTTGACTGTGTTCTTCATGATGTCGATCGCCTTGAGGTACGAAGAGACGCTGGGTCCTTCGTTGAGGCCACGACCGTAACCAGATGTCATGTCAGCGACGACCGCGAGATTTGTGATCTCAGCCTCATTTTCATCAAAGATGTTGACGCCGTTGAAACCACCCTGCATGATTGTGCTGAACTTGGCAAAACGCTTGTTGTCCACGAGGTCGTCTACCTTAAAGGGTCTTGTCTTGTCAGAGTCAGTAGCACCGATTTGTGTAGAAAGGTAGCCACCTGCTGTGGGAGCACCGCTTCTCACGTAGACTGCCTTGAGCCACTTGTCTGGATCTGCGTTGCCGCTTGATCCTGTGACAACCTGAATATTCTCTAAGGTGAATGCATTGTTACAGAAGAGATCTGCATCAACTACTCCAAGCTCTGCAGTAGTTGCCTGACCTGCATTGCTGCCAGTTACGAAGTTTGCTTCGCCCACAACAAACTTGGGGAAGTACTTAGCAAAGGACTTAAGGCTGACATTCTGAACAATGGAACCATTCTTCTTGAGCAATGTTTCGGGTTGTTCGAATTGGACGCCCCAATAGAATCCCTTTTCAACTTGCTCTTTGACTGACCACTCTTCGCCTGTTGTGATCTTTGATCTGAACGGAATAGGTGGTGTCACTGATTTCTTCAAGAAAGATGCAGATGTGTTTGTGACCTGGGAAAGAATGCTTGCAACTTGAGATGTACCCAGTAAAGCTAGCGGGCTAGATCCTGAAGTTACAAGATGGTCGACGCCTCTGAAACCCATTGGCAAAGCAACAGGATCTACGAAGCCGTTCTCAATGTCAGGGTGGACTTCAACTCGAACGTAGTTTGATCTGTTCGGGTAGTTTCCTTCCACGACGAGTTTCTGTGAAGAAAGCTCTCTGTCGAAGTCGTAGTATGCCTTGGTGTCACCAATGACCTTCGCAATATATCTGTCTGATGCTGGATCGAGTGTTACACCTGCAAACCTCTCGTTTGGTAGAATTTTCTTGTCGAGATCTCTATCTGAATATTCTCTAAGCACAACATCAAATGTTCCGTACTTGTTGAGAGGATCACTGGATTTATTGATGTTCTCGATAGAGACCTTAAACTGTGTAGAAATTCCAGCGCCGTCGTCGAGAGCGTGAAGCTTAAAGAGCTCGACTGATTTTCCACCGAGCTTCTGTGAGATAAACCAGGGTGAAACAGCATGACCAAATCTATCTCTAAAGTTTTCGTAGTTAGGAACATTGGCACCGCCGACATTTCTTCCAAGCGAAGATGAGATCAAGAATGCTGCGGGCTCAAAGCCTCCTTGAGGAGAAGATCCTGAGGCCGTATTAATAACGCCTGATCCGGTAACCACGGCTAATGTTGGGTGCACATCCCAATTTGCGTAAAGATAGTGTCCCTTCAATTGAAGTTTGTATGGATCTGTGTTAAGAACATCTGAGAAGTAATTGTTAGATGTCACGTCGAACGACGCTGTCAACACATTGGGATGATCAGCTGATGTTCCCTTGTGACCATTTAGAAGAAGCACGAATTCTTCTTTTGCAGCACCATTTTGTGAGAGTGTCACATGACCAACGTGAGTTCCTTCTGCATTTGCTTCTGTTGCTATAAGCGTTGAAGAAGGAGGGCCAGAGGAAAGCCCAGATCCCGGCATCGAAGAAGACATTCTGATAATGACGCCGCTTGGCGCCATAAGAACTCCTCGAATGATCGGTATCGCTGATGTTGAGCTTTGAATTCCTGCCTCGCTAAAGACCTTTGAGCCTGCTGATTCTGACATGAAGCATCCAAGGAAATAAGTTCTTCCAAGCGGACCTCCAAGATTAGCATAGTCGTTATCGTCAATGGCGTCTGGGTTGGGCTGCTTCTCACCGACTGTAAAACCGGCTCCTGTTACGTCGCCAGAGTCAGTTCTCTTCTTACCGTCACCGGTGCCAAGAACTCTGAGATATGTGACAGCTTGTGCATTTCGAAGCCATTCTCGAACAGCGAGAGGTCCGAATTTTTTGCCATCAGTCTCACCGAATTTTGCTGTCCAATCAGAAAGATTTCCAACTGTAACAGGAACGAATGCGGGTCCGTTCAATGCTGTTCCAATGATACCTGCTGGTATACCAACGGGCTCTTGTGTAGTGGGACCCGTAAGATCAATTTCTCTAGCTGTTACGCCTGCGCTTCCGAACTTTTGTTTTGACATTTAAGCTCTCCAATTACTAACTAACTATCACGTAAATCTCATTTTCACACGAACTGAACACCACTATTTGTGATAATGAAGTCAATTGCTATGAATTCAACAACTCGTGTCGGAACAACCACTATTCTGCCATTGAGGCGATTAAGGTCGGAATCCTCCTGAGTGTTGTTTGACTCGTTCATAACCACCTGGAATCCTTCGATGCCAGCTTGGACTTGAATCAGACCAAGTTGGAAAGAAGCGTCTGCAACGAATTTATTTCTAACTGCAGGTGTGTTCTGTTCAAAGACAATTCTTAGTGCAATTCCTATGATGATTCTCTTGATCTCAAGCATTAAGCGACGAACGTTAACTCTATCGAGTGCTGACTTGTTGATCTTCAGCGTCTTTTGTCCAAAGATCACAAAGCCAAGTCGAGGGAAAGTTGCGATCGGATTGATGCGTGAATCATAGAGACGATCACGATCGCTAACGTTAAGTCTCACTGCAACGTTGGTCACGAAGTCTAGCGCTGCGCGGTTGAAGCCTGCAGGAGCGAACCAAGGATAGGAAACTCTATCATTGAATCCGAGTGCTCCGAGGGCTGCAACAGATGCAGGAACCTTAACTCTTCTCTTGTTTGTCGCATCATCGATGTAAACGTCTGGGAAGTATGTAGAAACATAATCGTTATCAATATTTCTAGCATCAAGCTCATTACAGACATAGTTGATATTTGGCTTGGCTGTAGAATCATCATATAGTCTGTTTCCGCTATCATCATAAGAGGGTATATCCATGACGTGAAGCGCAAGACCGTAGTCTCTCACCTTCAACATAGTATTATCATTGATGTATGGCTCTCTGATACCAGGTATTGACAAAATGTTATTGTTCGCTGTCAAAGGATCCGTTGCAATTCCTACAGCAGTTAAGTAAGATGCCACACCGTTGTTATTCACATCCTGACCTGCGGGATTTGAAGAGAAGCCTTGAATGCTGTTGCTTGTTGAGGCTCCACCGCCAGCGTCAAAAGACACCGACTTATCATTTAATCTACGCGAATTTCTATCTAAGAAATTGACGCCATCGAATCCGCCCTGCATGAAGTTTGTAAACTTTGTGAACGCAGAGAAGCGATTAAAGTCAGAAGCTGATCCTGAAGCCAGAATAGTTGCTAAAGTCATTCTGTTTCTTCCACCCTCAGCAAAAGTGTACTTTGTGTTATCTAGCTGAGCATTTCTAACATAAGCAGCTTCCTTCATGTGGGCAGAAACAGAGCTTGTTAAATCACCGAGAGAAGTGTTGTAAAGAGCAACCTTTGACAAGCTGAACTTATTGTTATTGAGAAGATCTGCGTTGGATCCTGTTACTAATGTGCCAAGTTTCTCTATTCCCACGAACTTAGTCAAAGATCCAAGAAACTCATTCTTCTCTTGAGAAAGGTTTGGATTTAGAAGAGTTAGCGCTGCGGGATTTGATGAAACGCTATCTCTTTCAAACTTAACACCCCAGTAAAGTGCTGGATTAGTAAGCTCAGAGTTGCCTGCTTGTCCCACGTAAGCTGGGCTTGATGCCATCTCTCCTCTTGTCACCTTAAATCTAAAGGGAACCGGGGGAACATAAGAGGCCGACAGACTCAAGAATGAACCATTAATGACGCCACCAAGTCTTGCAGAACTTGGAGACAGGGGTGACGATGAAACAAGATTTGGATTAAGCTCCAAAACAGCGGGACCCTTGAAACCAAACGGAAGAGAATTTACCGGGACCTGCTTGTCATCAACAAGTGCATCCATGACTATTCTAACGTATCGGGAATTGTTAGGGTATTTGCCTGAGGCGACAATTCTCTTTTCACTCGGTATAGCTGAATCAAAATTATAGAAAACCTTTCGATCACCTATTAATTTTGCAACATAATTCGGCGCGTCAGGATCAAGTGAGCACTCAGAGAATTGCTCAATAACTTGTGGATTTTGATCGGTATCATCCCAATTTCTGATCTGAACTGTAAATGTTCCGTATTTGTTCGCATCATTTGTAGAAGCCTTCAGATTAACAATTGAGATCTTGTAGAGCTGATTTGCGTACTCTCCATCATCTCTAGCTTCAAGATGAAATAGATCATACTCTGTCTTACCAAAAGGCTGTGAGATAAATTTTGTTGTCTTCGGAGTAACAAATCGTGTATTGTAAGATCCGAGGGCTTGTCGGTAGTTTATGCCTGTCTTTGCAATGTTAGCTGACCCTGAAAGAACAGCGACTCTGCTTTGAGCACTGCCTGATGCAAAAGCGACGGCCTTGTCAACAGCAAAGTCTGCGTGTAGATAGTGCTGCTCTTGATAGAACTTGTCTGGGTCTCTATTGAGAATCTTGCCGACGTAATCATTCGATGTGGGATCAAACGAGGCAGTCAAAACCTTGATGCCTGAAACGCCATCAGCTGTTGAGAATGCGGCTCCTAAAGAAGAAGAGATAATCAGCTTGAAATTTCCTGAGCCTAGATCAGCATCATCGCCCATGATTGTTGCAGAGTTGAAAGATGCATCTGTGATAGCCCCGTGTGAAGCTGTCAGCATGACTCTTGATGTATTGGGAGTCATGATAAGACTTCTGACGAGATTTACATATGTTGATCCTTCAAAAGTGTCGTTGTCGGAGAAAACCGGCGCTGAAGCAGATTCATAAGTTCCTAATTCGTGTCTTGCAACAAGAAATTGAATTACACCTGCATGTCTGCTATCATAAGCAGCGGTACCCTGCAGTGTAAAGCCTGCATTCTGCACAGTACCAGAAACACTAGTTGCTGTAAGATGTTCAGCTGTAGAATTCGCACCTGCTCCAAGGACTCTAACGTATGACAGAGAAGATCTGTTCTTTAGAAATTCATTCGCTGCGTACGGCCCAAATTTTTCTGGGTCTAAGTTGCCAAAAACTTCAGTAAATTCAGTAAAATTGGCAACAGTTACCGGCACAAAGGCAGGACCCTTGTTAGCTGTTCCAATGATTAATGCAGGAACACCGCTTGGACCTGTAACCGCGGGGGCTGAAAGATCGATCTCTCGTTCGTAAAAATTAGGCGACCTAAAAGTCTGCTCTGACATGGACAATCTCCTTCACAAATACCGTCATAACTATCGTCTAAAAAGTCACTAATAACAATAAATTTTACAGTAGCTCATCCAAATCATAACCTGTATAGATCGTCTCTCCTTTAGCATTAGTCGTTTTTATTTTTAGAAGCCTGTGACCTCTAGGAAGGTTAGAATAGGCGGGATCAGAGGGGGCGCTAGCGCCTGGATTTTTTGGATCGACTGAATTATATGGGCTTAAATTTGTTTGGTGCCATCCCACATCTCTTTGATCTTCCAATTTGTTATTTTGTTCATTTAGAGGAAGTGTGGGATCATCTGACCCCAATAGATATTTGTTTTCTACAGTTACATCAGTCAGACTTATAGAATCAGTTGAAGCATTTTTAAATTCAATAGATGGTGAAGACACGTATCTCTTTATCGGTATAGGACCTCCTGCTGTCTGTGTTGCAAAAAAATAAGCAGGAACTGTTACTACAAATGAATGCTTAATGAATCTCTCCACAGTTGACATGTCTTCAAAACTGGATTCCATGTTAAAAGCTCCTCCCTCTACAGTACCGACGAACCAATAGCCTTTATCGGTATCAAGTTTCCAAGCTTGACTCTGCGGTAAAAAAGATGAAACTATCTTTTCAAGAATCTGATTGGAGTGTTGCATGTACTGTGTCCAAATGGTTACTTGGTACTTAACTGTGTAGAACTGAGGCGTAGGAACAACTATTGTTTCAAAAATGTTGTTTAATAGAACAGGCTTTAAAAGAGCACCATTGCGGATATCCTTGTCTTGGGATAGGTCGCCCAATTTTCTCTCTACAACAAGCTGATTATCTACTCTTTCGTCAGACTCATTAACAGCAAGATTGGTCTGATTGCGTAAGAATAATCGATTAATTAAAGCCTGATAGTCCCTGTCGGTTCTATCAATTCGTCTTTTTACAACCATCTCGCCAGTCTGTTGATTTATGCCTCTTTTTGTCACATCATTAGAAATGTCTTGTACA